CGCTTGAAGCGTAAGAGAGGGCACGATGACATACGCATCTGAAGCAGACCTACTGGCTGCCGACGGCATGGATGACGCAGTTGTTACCGCTGAGATGCGCACCGCTGCCCTGGAGTACGCCGACGGATTGATTGACAAATACTGTGGCACGTCCTTCGTCCACAAGCCGTTCAGCGTGACGCTTGACGGCAACGGGCGCATTGACATCACGTCGGGTGTTCTGTTCCCGCAGACCTTGACCAGCGTGACAGTCTCAGGTGTCGCAGTTGCTGACATGTCAGGCTGGGGTCTCCACGAGGACGGCTGGATTATCCGGGACACTGGGGCGTTCACGTCTGTTATCGTTGGCCGCAACGTTGTTATTGCTGGCACGGCTGGCGTCAGTGCTACACCACCTGACGGCATTGCGTGGTGTGCGTTGACGATTGCACGGCAGCATATCCTGGACCAAGTTAGCCGCATCCCTGACAGGGCGCTGAGTGTTGCCAACGAGTTCGGCAATATCATGCTCGCTCAAGCTGGTGGTTTCTGGCGTCCAACCAACCTACCTGACGTTAACGCAGTATTGAACCGCCACCGCCACCGCCCACCTGGTGCACGCTAGTGGCTGGCTCAACAATCGTTGCAGTCAAGCAGGCGCTGGTCACAGACTTCACCGCTCTCAGCGGAATGAGTAATGTGTCAGTGAGCTATGCACACCCCGGTGAGCGTGGTGGTAAAGAGATCGTGTACTGCGGCAACGTGCGTAGTGGCGAGCATGACCCTGTTGCGCTTCGTGCCGGTCGCAGACTTCGTGAAGAGAACTATGACCTGGATGTTCACGTTGTGGTATCGGGAACGAAGCTCACCGAAGACGGCTCTGAGACAAGAGCGCTGGAACTTGGCAAGCTGGTTGAGGAGCACATCGCTGACAACCCGAAGCTTGGCGTGACCAACGTATCGTTTGCAGTTATCTCCGCTATTGAGCTGGAGACCTTATCAACATCCAATGGACCACTCACCCAGCTGATCTTAACGGTCAGCGTGAAAGCAAGGCTGTTATGAAAGAACCCGCTAAGAAGCGCACAACCAAGCTGACCGCCACGTACGTTGGTGGTATGGCTGGAGTAATCGTCACCCTGCCTTCGGGCCGGTCCCTGACATTTGAGCGTGGCGACACTCTCGACATCATGGCATCAGAGCGTTCCGCACTTGCCTCACACCCTGAGTTCAAACTGACCGACACGGTCGAAGGAGATACACAATGAGCAGCATCCTAGACCAGGCCATCTTGGTCGGCAAAGAGGGCACCTACGGTACGCCAGCAACTCTGTCCCGTGCATTTGAAGCACAGGCAGACACGTGGCAGCGCACCCAGGAAGCACTGGAATCTGTCGGTATGCGTGCAGGGCAGCAGACGCTGCGCAGCGACCGCCGCCGTCAAATCAACATGGGTGCTGAAGGCAGCATCGAGATGGACGCATTGAGCAGTGGCCTTGGTCTCTTGCTTGAAGGTGTGTTCGGATCGACCACGGGCCCGACGCAGATCGGTGCCACGGCAGCGTACACCTCCACGTTCGCCACGACCACCGACGCCAGCAACATCAGCTACACGATTCAGAAGCTCGTTGCGACAAACAGCGGTGTGCTGAACCCATTCACCTACCACGGCGCAGTCATCACTGACTTTGAACTGTCGCAGGACGTTGGCGGATTCCTCACCGTGAAGTTTGACTTCGACTCTGAGGACGAAGACAAGAGCACCGCTGCTGGCACACCGACCTACCCGTCAACCGGTTCGCCGTTTGACTGGACGCAGGTCGCACTCACGGTTGCTGGCACGCCTATCTGTGCTACGTCGTTCAACTTCAGCGCCAACATGGGGCTCAAGACTGACCGTCGCTTCCTGTGCAACTCGGGTCTCAAGAGCCAGCCGAAGCGGGCAGCGATGCCTGAGTACACTGGTGAGATCAACGCAGAGTTCGAAGACACCACACAGTACGACAAGTTTGTTGCTGGTGAGATCTTTGCAGTCACTGCCACGTGGACTGGTGCAGCGATTGACACGGAGAATGAAGTCATCTCTTTGACGCTCCCCGCTTGTCAGTACGACGGCAGCACGCCTGAAGCATCGCTTGATGACATGACAATGCAGAGCCTGCCTTTCAAGGTTCTGTTCAACGGTACTGACGCTGCTGCCACCCTGGCATACACCAGCGTTGACACTGCACTCTGAGACTGGAGATCTTGCCAATGGCTAGGAAGAAGAACCTCGTATCCGTTGGCAAGATCGAAGTCGAAGGAATCCGTGCACTGCAAAAGCAGTTGCGCACCCTGGACGACAAGGCACTTAAAGCTGAGTTGCGAAAGGTGAACAAGGACGCTGCCACCATTGTTGCTGATGAAGCCAAGAACCTGGTACCCGTAAGGTCGGGCAGGCTCAAAGCTTCCATTGGCGCAAAAGGTGGGCAGCGTGAGGCCAGCGTAAAAGCTGGCACAGAAGCACGTGTACCTTACGCCGGGCCGATTCACTTCGGCTGGGCAGCACGCAACATACGCCCTCAACCATTCCTCTACGATGCCCTTGGCAAGAAGTGGAAAGAAGTGTACGGGGCGTACGAACAGAACATGGCCAACCTGGTCAAGAAGGTTAACAAACGCAAGTAACACCTACCCGAAGGAGCGAACACCATGGACAACCCAGAAGTTTTTAGCATCGACATTGAGTCACTGACCATTGACGACATCGAGACCATCGAAGATATCACAGGCTTTGCCATTGACAAGCTCGGTGACCCTGACATGCCGAAGGGCAAAATGATGCGGGCGTTGGCGTTTGTCAAAGCACGCAAGACTGACCCGGACGCTACCCCCGAGTCTGTTGGCCGCCTCCGTGTTGAGGTTGGCTCCGACAAACTGGGAAAGTCCGAAGCCAACGAATCCTGACATTGGCGCGGGTGGTTAAACAGTTCGGCTTCACGCTGACTGAAGCACGGCAGCTACGGCTGTACGAGCTGAATGCGTTGATCGACGTGATTGATGCAGAAGACAAACGGGCTGCACGCAGCGAACGAAACCAGAGGAGCACATAATGGCTAAGCCCATCAAGATTAAAATTGCTGGTGATGCCAGTGGCTTCAACAAAGTCATGGATGGCGTTACCAGTAAGCTTGGTAAGGTGGGCAGTAAGCTCAGCAGTGCTGGCAAGGGTATTGGTGCAGGGCTTGGCGCTGCTGCTGGTGGGGCTGCTGCACTTGGTGCGGCGTCCATCAGCGCAGCCGTTGACTTTGAGAAGAGCATGGGTGAGGTCTTCACCCTGATGCCCGGTATCTCTGGCGACGCAATGGCAGAGATGTCTGCACAGGTGGGTCAGTTCTCCAAGGAGTTCGGGGTACTGCCTGATGAGGTAGTGCCAGCCCTGTACTCAGCGCTGTCTGCTGGCGTGCCTGCGGACACCGTGTTTGACTACATGGAGACAGCAACGAAGCTGGCAACTGGTGGCGTCACAGATCTTGACACGGCCGTTGACGGTCTCAGCTCTGTTGTCAATGCGTACGGCTCTGAGATCATCACGTCTGCTGAGGCGTCTGACATCATGTTCACGGCTGTCCGGTTCGGTAAGACCACGGTCGATGAGTTGGCCCGTAACATCTCCAAGGTCACACCGATTGCTTCGGCTCTTGGTGTGGGCTTTGACGAGGTGGGTGCCAGCCTTGCAGTGCTCACAGCGTCTGGTGTACCCACGGCAGAAGCTGCCACACAGATGAAGGCGGCTATGGCGGAACTTGGCAAGGCCGGGTCCGTTGCTGACAAGGCGTTCAAGGCTGCCAACAATGGTGGGTCGTTCACTGAGTTCGTTGAGAACGGTGGGTCACTGGTTGACGCACTTGTAAAGCTGAAGGTTAATGGCGAGATTACTGACAAGTCAGTGATCGACATGTTTGGCAGTATTGAAGCTGGTGCCGCTGTTCTTTCGCTCACCAAAAATGGTGGCGAAGCAATGGTTGGCGTCATGGGTGAGATGGACGCATCCGCTGGCGCAACAGACAAAGCGTTCGAAGTGATGGCATCCACTACCGGTTTCCAGATCGACAAACTGAAAGCCACATTCAAAGTACTGGCTATCGAGATTGGCACGAAGCTGCTGCCTGTAGTGCTCAAGGTTGCGGACTTCGTACAGAAGAAGCTTGTGCCCGCACTGGGCAAAGCGTGGGACCTGATCAAGAAGAAGGTCATCCCCGTAATCAAGAAGCTTTGGAAAGAGCAGCTGGAGCCCCTGTACAAGAAGGTACTAAAGAAGGTTGTTGAAGGGTTTGACAAGCTGACCAAGGGCGGCAAAGACATGCGCCCCATCATGGCCGCTGTCGCTGCTGTTGCTGGGCTGGCTGCTATTGCACTTGGTGCTTTCGCACTCTCCATGATTGCTGCCGCTGCACCCGTCATTCTGGTGGTTGCTGGTGTGGCTGCACTTGCTGCCGGTGTCATGTATGCGTGGAACAACTTTGAAGGTTTCCGTACTGTTGTGCAGAACGTCATTGCGTGGTTTATGAACGATGCCCTGCCGAAGCTCAAAGAGTTCGGTGGGAAGCTTGTAGTGATGTTTGACGCTGCGTTTGGTGCAGCGAAAGCTGTAGTTGAAACAGTGCTGAAGATCATCATGAAGATCTGGGATGGCTGGGGCAAAGATGCCCTGGAGATGGTGCGGTCAGTATTTAAACGTGTTGTTGCAGTTTTCAATAATGTGTTCAACGTCATACTTGGTGTGTTCAACCTTATCAAGAGTGTACTCACCGGCAACTGGGCAGGGACCTGGGCAGCTATCAAGCAAATCGTGAGCAACGCAATCGCAGGGCTCCTGAACATACTGTCAGGACTGTGGGAACTGATTGAGGGCGCACTGTCACTGGTGAGAACTGTGATCGCTGCAGCTTTCACGCTTGCATGGAATGCAGCCAAGACCGCTGTTGATGCTGGCTGGGAAGAAGTCAAGAAAGTATTCAATAAGGTGGCAACCTGGATCACAAATCTGGGTTCATCGTTCTGGAACGCCGGTAAAGCTGTTGGCGGCAAGGTCATCAGCGGTATCAAGGCTGGGTTGTCTGCGGCTGGTGGTATGGTTGGGGACCTGTTCTCAGCTGTCAAAGATGCGTTGGTTACTGCAGTCAACTGGGCAATCGACAAACTAAACAACGCTATCCCGAACAGCTTGTCATTTGGATTCCTAGGATCCATCGACCTGCCTGACAATCCCATACCACGGGTCAGCCGTGCGATGG